TTCCGTCGTATCTCCAACGGAAACGAACCGGTTCGGTCCGGGTCTTCCCTGATTGCGGCGAATGGGTCTGTAAACGGGGAAGAGTTTCCGAGATTGGAAACGCCGAGTGTGGGTAGAGAATCTTTTGGGCCTTTGATTGCGGAGTGGTCAAGGGTGCATTTGGGGCGTGAGTTGTTTCCGTGGCAGATCCGCGCTTTGACCGGCGCGTTTACGCATGATGACCAGCTGCGGTTTACGCACAGCAAGGCTTTGGTGTCGGCGGCTCGTCAGAACGGTAAGACGACGATGAACGCTGCGATTGTTGGCTGGGCGTTGTCGGAGTTGCCTCGCATTTGGGGGCGACCTGTCCGCATCATGTCGTCGGCGCATGAGTTGGGTTTGGCGACCGAGGTGTTTGAGGAATTGCGTGAAACTTTCGAGCTATGGGAAGAATCTGATCTGTGTAAGGTGACGTGGGCTTACGGCCGCCACCAAGTCAAAATGGCAGACGGTTCTGTTTACGCCGTGAAGTCCGCTACCGGTAAGAAGCACGGTGGGACGTGGGACATTATGTTGCTGGACGAAATCTGGGCGATGACTGAGGCCGCCATTTTTGGGGCTTTGTTGCCTTCACAGATTGCGGTGCCGAGCCCGCTGTGCTGGATGACTTCAACGGCTGGGGATGAATCAAGTCGGGCGATGTTGAAACTGCGGGAGCAGGCGTTGAGTTTGATTGACACCAATACGGCTGGGGACTTGTATTTTGCTGAGTGGTCGTTGCCGCCTGTTGATCCGATGGACGAAAACTATTGGGGTTACGCCAATCCCAGCCTCGGTCGAACTATTACCCTTAAGGGTTTACGCGCGGCGGCTGCGGCACCTGACCGCAACCAATTCCTACGCGCCCACTGCAACTTGTGGGTGGCGGCAGCATCATCATGGCTACCTGTCGGACTGTGGAACCAGCGTGTCGCCGACGACCTGACCCATGACGGTGGGCCGTCCGTCTTGGCTGTGGATTCCGCCGTGGACGATTCCAAATACGTCGCTGTGTGGGGACGGAAAAACACCAGCGGCGAAATCATCGCCAGCATCAAGTTCACCACCGAATCCATTCATGATTTGTGGGAACAAATCGCAGCTGCCCTCGACGCTGATCCAAAACTGACGCTCGCTATTACACCGTCGCTGGCTGTGCATACACCTGAGAAATACATTCGCCGTAAACAAGAGTGGGGTTATGGCGAACTGCTGAAATGGACAGGCATTTGTCGCAGCCTTATCGGTGAAGGAAAAATTAAACACGACGGCGGGGAAATGCTTGCTGAACACATTGCCCGCGCTGTCCTTGTTCGCGCACAAAACACCATTGTCGTTTCCAGCCAACGATCACCCGGCCCTATTGAAGCGTGTCGTTGTTTGATTGCCGCCACGGTCATGGTGAGCCGTCCCACATCGTCGGGTCGGGTGGCGTTTGGAGTTTCTGCCTAAGGTACTTGCAAATGCAACAACTATGTGCGAGACTCCAGATACATGGGTTTGTTTACACGCAAAGTCGAAACCGCGCATTTTGCTAGCGCACCGGTGAAAGCTGCCGCAGGGGCAGCAAACATCGGCAACTTCCTGTATTACCAAACAGGTTCCGACGAAATGAAAGCCCTGTCGGTTCCCACGGTCAGCCGTTCACGCGACCTCATCGCAGGCCTCATCGGATCGTTAGAGCTGAAGCACTACCAAAAAGTGTGGAACTCCGTCGAGGAGGAATACACCGAGGTATACCTCCCTCTCGATCCTTGGATGGAACGACCAGATCCACGCGTCTCACGCTCATTCTTCTTTGTAAACATTTTCAGCGACCTGTTCTTCTACGGTGTCGCCTACGCCTACATCACCAAGCGTTACGCACCACAGGGTGGCGGCTCACAAGGTTTCCCCGCAGCGTTTACATGGCTCCCCGCAGCCAACATTTCCAGCACCGAACAAACCGGTATCCCACAGTTCTACGGCCCATCTAACGAGCTGGAGTTCAACGGTCAACCGTTGGATGTAAACAACGTTGTGCAGTTCATCAGCCCTATTGAGGGAATCCTGAAAACGGGCGCTCGCGCAATCAATACCAGCATTTGGCTTGACCAAGCAGCTGATCGTTACGCCCAGCTGGAAACCGTGCCGGGCTATCTGCAACAGGTTGACGGTGAGGACTTGTCGGGCGAGGATCTGGGTTCGCTTGCGTCGGCGTGGGCGCAAGCTCGTAAACAGAACGCTATCGGTGCGCTATCTCGACAGGTGGAGTTCCGTGAATACAAGCAAAACCCACAGCAAGTCATCTCGGAGCAGCGCAAATACCAAGCGTTGGAAATGGCTCGCCTGTGCAACATTCCTGCTTATCTTGTCTCGGCTCCGACTGAGGGTGCATCGATGACGTATCAAAACGCCCAGCAGGCACGTGAGGATTTGTACCTGTTTGGCGCTCGCATTTACCTCGACTGCATCGAGCAAACCCTTTCGGCTGACAACATTCTGCCGCGTGGCCGCTATGTCGAATTCAACATGGAGGACTACGCCAGCGAAGTCGCAGAGGACACACCATCTCGTTCTAGGGACATGGAGGACGCATGATCCAATTTGTATCTTTACCGGTCACCCTTGATGCCGCTGCGGGTGAGGAATCACCCCGCACCATCACAGGCGTTGCAGTTCCTTGGGACACGCCCGCAACGGTGTCAAGCGGTGAATCAGTCATGTTTAAACGTGGCGCATTTGATGTAAACGCCAAAGCACCAAAGTTGATTGAGGGTCACGACATGACGCAGCTGCGTGGTGTTGTCACCGAGCTGGTCGAGGCAGAGGAAGGCTTGTTGTTTACAGCCAAGTTTGCTAAGACCCGCGCCGCCGACGAAGCCATCGAGCTAGTCAAAGCTGGTGCTTATGACAGCGTCTCCGTGGGCGCTATCCCCGTCAAATACAAGTTTGACAAGAACGGAACCATGGTTGTCTCAAAGGCAAACCTTGTGGAAATCAGTCTTGTTGCACAGCCAGCATTCGCTGACGCTGTGATCACAGAAATCGCTGCTTCTCAACCTGATGAGGTTGAAGAAGTTGTCGAACCCCAACCCGACATTCCTGAGGAGGAAACAATGTCACAAGAAACCCCAGCGGTTGAGGCTTCGGCTGAGATCGTTCCAACAGCACCAATTGTCTTTGCACAAGCCCGCAAAGAAGTGGCGCTTCCAACAGCAGCCGAATACATCGCAGCAGCAATCGCTGGCGGCGACGCATGGCACCAAATGTCAGCAGCTCTCAAGGCCGCAGCACCAGACGTCATCACTGATGACACCCCCGGTATTTTGCCACTGCCAATCGTCCAGCCTGTTTACAACAACTTCCGCGGCATTCGCCCTGTTGTTGACGCAATTGGCGCAAAGGCGATGCCGGGTGGAGGCAAGGTCTTTATTCGCCCTGAGGTGACCACCCACACCTCAATGGCTGCACAGTCTGCAGAAAACGCAGCACTTCAGTCAGGCACCTTCGTTGTGTTTAACAACCAAGTCACCAAGGGCACCTACGGCGGTTATGTAAACCTCTCCATGCAAGACCTTGAATGGACAGACCCAGCAGTCTTGTCGCTCATCCTTGACGACATGGGCCGTATCTACGCCAACACCACCGACAACGTCGCAGCAGATAACCTGCTCTCAGGCGTCACACAGTCGGCAGTGTTGACAGATCCAACCAGCCCATCTGAATGGGTGTCGGACATTTTTGCAGCTGCATCAACCATCTTGAGCAACTCAAACGGCAACCTGCCAACACACTTGTTCTTGTCACCAAACATGTGGGCATCGCTCGGTCAGTTGGTAGACACCGCAGGACGTCCATTGTTCCCACAAGTTGGCCCAATGAACGCTTTCGGCACAGTGCAGGCAGGCGCAACCGACGCAGTAGCGTTCGGCCTTCGCGTTGTCGTTGACCGCAACTTTGCAGCAGACACCGTCATTGTGGGTGACGCATCCGGCTTCGAAATCTTCGAACAGCAAAAGGGTGCGCTCAGCCTTGAGTCGCCGTCGACATTGTCACGCACACTGTCGTTCCACGGCTACTTCGCCACGCTGATGATTGACGCAACCAAGTTCGTCAAGCTCACATAATCGTTGATTACTAGGTAAGGGAGAGGGTCTGACATGGCAGTCGCAACAATTCAACACGTTCGACGCGTAGACAACTACGCAGCCATTCAGACTCTCACCGATCTAGAAGTTCAAACAGGCGATTCCATCACTGTCGCATCCGTCGCAGAAACAGGATTCAACGCCACCGCCGTAGTCATCTCAACCGAGCAGTATTTCCTTGAAGGCACAGACCAAGAGGGATACCTCGTATTCGACTACGACATCCCAAAACCAAACCAGATCATCTACGCCAACACAGGCGACGACCTTGTTTACACAGCGGTCACAGCCGGCACAGTCACCTACACCACAAGCGTCTCGTGGATTGTCGCGGCTGATGTTTTGGCGTGGCTGGGTATTGACGTGGCGACCGCTAACGACACCGCTTTTGTGACAACTTGTGTAAACGCCAGCAACGCTTGGTGCTATCGCAAGCGTCGTGAAGCTGGCTACATCGACGCCACCGCAACGGTGCCGAGCGCCGATGTCAAACTTGGAACCGTCATGTATGCCGCCACGCTTTATCGTGAGCGTGGATCTGTGGATTCGTTTGCGTCGTTTGACAGCATGGGTGTGGGTGTTTCTCCGTCTGCAACTCTTGGCCGCATTATGCAGCTGCTTGGCTGTGGCAGGGCGCAGGTTGCGTAATGCCAGCATCAGGCATCCTATTAGACGCTGTAAACGCTTGTAAAACGGCGTTAACGGCTCTCGGTTTAAAGCCTGTTACTGACCCTCGCAACGCTCGACCTTTGTCGGTGTTTATCGAATTGCCTACCGTGTCGGCGTTTACATACAACGTCGGTGACATCACCCTTCGCCTTCGCATTTTGGCACCACCCCCCGGTAACCAAGATGCGGGGGATTATCTCATGACTATCGCTGATCAAATAATGAACTCGGCGATTGCCGTTACTGATCTGTCACCGGGTTTGGTGTCAGTCGGTGGGCAAGACCTCCCAACCTACGACCTCACAGTTCGTGTGGCCGTAAAACGCAACTGAAAAGGAGCCACCATGGCAACAACCACTTTCCTCGGAAACGCAACTGTAAACATCACACAGGGCGCGACCTCATACGACGTGTCGGATCAATGCACATCGTTAACACTCACCATTGGTGCTGACGAGCTGGAATCCACCGCTTTTGGCGACACAGGCCACAAGTTTGTTGGCGGTCTGCAATCCGTCGAGGTCACCATGACCTTGTTCTTGAGCTACGGCACAGGCGAAATTGAGCCAATGCTTGCCGCAGCTGTCGGCCAAGGCAACACCACCATCGTGGTCAGCCCATCTGGCACCACAGAATCCGCCAGCAACCCTGAGTACACGATTACCAACTGCATGCTTGCTAATGCACCTGTGATTAACTCGACTGTCGGCGAACTCGCAACCGTGGATCTTACCTTTGTCGGTGGCACATGGGCGCGTGACACAACGGCACCGTAAACAACCAATCAACGCATAGGGAGAAACTATGAAAATAACAATGCGCGTCCAGCAAACAGACGGCCAAGAATACGAGGTAACCACCAATTTGTTTACGGTGGTTGCGATGGAACGCAAGTTCAAAATAAAAGCCTCAGATCTTGCCCAAGGTATCGCCCTTGAGCACTTGGCATTCCTTGCCTACGAATCATGTAAACAATCAGCTGTACCGGTGCCGTTATCGTTTGATGACTACCTCAAAAAGCTTGAACACATTGACATCGTGGGGCAGGATTCCGCAAACCCTTCCGACGAGGCAGTTACTCAAGACAACTAGCAGAGGTGCTGGTGGTCACAGGTTTCTGGCCTCATGACATACCATTTGATAGTCAAGATCTTGCAACAGTGATTGACGTATTGAAAGAGCAAGCGAAAGAAGCAAAACGTGCCCGTAAGCGTTAGCAGTGGATCATTAGAGCCGGTAGGCCTCAAAGAAGCGCTGCGCGAACTCAACAAAATTGATAAAAAGGCACGTTTACAAGTCACCAAGGATTACAAAGAAATCGTTGCGCCTGTCATTCGAGATGCTCAAGCAATGACTCCAAATAGTCCACCATTGTCTGGCATGAAATACAGCTGGAAACCCGGCGGTCGTGCAGGTGTTTTCCCATGGCAAGACAACCAATCGGATAAAGCCATGAAAGCGTTTGTGTCAGGCAAAAAGCCACGCACCTACGGTCAATTTACTTCTGGGCTTGCAACTTTTGGTATCCGCTGGAACCATCCCGATGCGCTTGTCGTAGAAATGTCAGGCAAAGGATCAGCCCCAACGCCGCGCGGTCAGCAAATGGTCAGAGAATTAAACGCACGTTTCGGGCCACCAGGTCGTTTCCTGTGGAAGGCTTATGTAAGAAACGAGCAACAGGTTTTGAACAAGGTTGAGCAACTTATTAAAGACGTGATGCGTCAGGTACAGGACGGTTTGCGCTAATGGCAATTAGTATTCCCATAGTCACCGAGTTCAACGGTGCAGGCATTGAAAAAGCAAAACGAGAGTTTGCCCAACTTGAGGGTGCTGGCGCTAAAGCGGGTTACGCCATTAAAAAGGCTGCTATCCCTGCTGCTGCTGCGTTGGCTGGTGTTGGGGCGGCATTGTTTGACGCTACAAAAGGCGCTATCGAGGATGCCGCGGCACAGGACGCGCTAGCAAACAACCTGCGCAAAACCACGTTCGCTACGGACGCTCAGATTGCCTCGGTCGAGGATTGGATTACCACCCAAGGTCAATTGCTTGGAATTACGGACAGTGAGCTTCGTCCGGTTTTTCAGAGACTAGCGAGAGCGACCGGCGACATCACTGAAGCCCAAAAACTTGCCACACAGGCCATGGACATCAGTGCCGCCACAGGCAAGCCGTTAG